TTCCCAAACCCCTGCCTCTTCTAAAGTTACTAATCCTCCACCTATTCTCACATGGAATCCGACAGGTGGCCCTAACGGAAAAGGAGCATTTGAATAATGATTCAACGAAAAGGCCCAGAAGGTAAAGTGTATCAGTTCCAAGATGGAACCAGTGAACAGGAAATGATTGACGCATTTTCAAGCATTTATAATAAGCCAGAATCAACACTTTCTGAACAAGTTGCTGGAACTGCTAGGGCTGTTGGTCAAGGTCTTTCGGTTGGAAGCCTTGACGAAGGTATGGGTGCTTTAGGTGCGTTTGCTCAAACATTTATACCAGAAGGTTTAAGCCCTTATAGCACAGACTACAATCAAAACTTTAAAGCAATACAGGCAGAAGAAAGCAAAAAAGCTAAAGACTTTAGAGATAAAGAACCAGCACTAGCAATCGCAGGCGAAATAACTGGAGCAATTCTAAGCCCAGCCGCAAAGTTAGCTAGGATAGGGCAGTTTACTAAATTAAAACCAACAGGAAAAGCAGCTTTAGATTCTATGGCATTTGCTATGCCTTACGCATTTATGTCGTCTGATGGAGATGTTGTAGATAGAGGTAAATCTGCTGCTTACGTTGCTATTCCAGCTTTATTGTTTGGTGCTGGCACAGAAAAAGTAATGAAATTCGGAAAAGGCATTTTTGATAAAGTTTTTAGTAAATCTTCCAAGACTCCAACTATAGAAAATTTAAGAGATGCAAAAACATCGGCTTATAAATTAACTGATCTTAATGGTGAAAAGTATTCACTAAAAGAAATTGACACGTTAATACAAACAGCGCAAAGAAACTTATCACTAAGCAAGGGCTATGTAGCAGAAGTTGATACCCAAGCAAACGCAGCCTTTAAAGTCATACAGTCTCAAGCTGGAAACGCTACGCTTACATTAACCAGATTAGATAAAATCAGACAAGACTTATGGGCAAGAAAAAATGCTGGTTCAGCAGCCGAAGGTAGGCTTATTGACGATATGATTGACGCTGTAGACGATATGATGTTTGCTAAAACTGGAACGTCAGAAGTAATGCTGGCAGCGCGTCAAGCGAACTCAACTTTTAAGAAAGCAGAACTTTTAGATGATGCGTTCAATAAAGCAGAATTACAAACTGCCTCTACTGGCTCTGGTGGAAACATATTTAACAAGTATCGTCAGGCAGTGACTAACATAATAACCAATCCAAAAAAGTCTCGCTGGTTTAAGAAAGAAGAACTTGAGCAAATGAATCAATTTGTAAAAGGTGATTTTGGTGACGATGTTATGCGTAATATTGGTAAATTATCTCCTTCTGGTAACGGGTTAATGACAGCACTAAATATAGGAGCAATAGCCACTAATCCTTATATGGCTGTGGTTACAGTAGCAGGAGCTAGTGCCAAGGCTTTATCAGATCGTGGGATTATGCAAAAGAAGAAAGGTTTAGAATCATTTATTCGTGGTGAGCCAATTATGCCATACACACAATCTCGCATTTCATCACCCTTAGTGGGTGGCTTATTAGGCCCACAGGAGTAGGTAAACAATGACACAAATGAAAGAAGATGAAATCCAAGGTGCAGTAAAAGCCGCAATTGAGGCTGCTATTGATTACGTTGACAGTGACATTAGAGGTGATCGGGAACGCGCTCAGAAGTATTTTGATGGTGCGGTAGATTTAACGCATGAAGAGGGTCGGTCTAAAGTTGTTTCAACTAAAGTGCGTGATGTTGTTCGTGGTGCAAAGCCTGGTTTAATGCGTGTGTTTTTGACTAACGACAAGTTTGTTGAGTTTACACCCAAAGGCCCAGAGGACGTTAAAAATGCAGAGCAGGCTACAGCATACACGCATTGGGTGTTTAACAAGGTCGGTGGCTACAATGTATTAAGCAATGCTATCCATGACTCGCTGGTTAAGAAAGTTGGCATAGTAAAGGTTTGGTGGAATAACGAAACCATTGCAGAATCGCACACCTACGAGAATTTATCAGATGAAGAGGTTGAAATGCTCTTGTCTGATGATGAAGTAGAAATCGTTGAACACTCGCAAGAAATAGAAATGGAAATGGATGAAATGGGCATGGAAATGTCTCGCAATGTTCATTCAATGTTAATTTCTCACAAGCGAGAAGAGGGGGAAATGGTCATTGAGGGCATCCCCCCAGAAGAGTTTTTTATTGATGGTTCAGCAAAGTCGATTGATGATGCTTACATTGTTTGTCATAAGTCTGAGAAACGCGCAGGTGATTTAATCGCAATGGGATTTGACCAAGATGTGATTGATAGCCTGGTCGGTGAAGATGATGATTTAGACAATGACTCAGAAGAAAAATTATTACGCTTTGGTGAAAGTTTAAATTCATCAGACCAAATGGTGAATGACCCATCCATGCGTGTCGTTGTAGTTACCGAAGCCTATTTAAAAATTGACATTGAAGGTGATGGTGTACCTACTCTGCACAAGTTTTTATGCGGTGGTACAAACTATGAAATCTTAGAACAAGAGCCTTGGGATAAAGCCCCCTTTGCTGATTTCCATGTTGACCCAGAGCCACACGCTTTCTATGGTCGTTCACTAGCTGAACTGGTGTTAAACGATCAGGACACCACCACCAGTGTATTGCGCGGCATATTAGACAATGTGGCATTAGTAAACACCCCACGTTTAGAGGTCAATGAAGATTTAGTGGTCATGGACGATGTTCTCAATAACGAGATCGGAGCCATTATTCGCAGTGAGCAAATAGGTTCAGTAAACCCCCTTGTAGTGCCTTTTGTAGCTGGTTCCACACTACCAGCACTCCAATACCTAGATATGCTTGTGGAAGAGAAAACAGGCATTTCTAAGATGTCTATGGGCCTTAACGCGGATGCTTTACAGAACACAACAGCGACAGGTGCGGCTTTAACGGCTCAAGCCAGTGCAGGCCATGTTGAAGTCATGGCTAGAAACCTCGCAGAAGGCATGAAACGATTATTTCAACTCATGCTACACGTTAGCGTTAAAAACTCGCCTAACGAGCAAATGATGCGCTTAAACGGGGAGTTTATCCCTGTTGACCCTAGTGTCTGGGATGCCTCAATGGATATGGACATTAATGTTGGTTTAGGCACTGGGAAAGAGGACGTTAAAGCAGCCGCGTTAATGCAAACCTTTTCAACTCAACAGCAGATTTGGCAAACCTACGGGCCTCAGAATGGCTTAGTTTCCATGACTCAAATGCGAAACACGCTATCAGATATGCTGGCTTTAAGCGGCCTTAAAAATGCAGATCGCTACTATGCACCAATGACACCCGAAAAAGAGCAGCAGTTAATGGCTCAAATGGCACAACAAGCCCAACAAGAGGCTGCAATGGCTCAACAGCAGGGCGACCCAATGGCCCAAGCATTGATTGAATCTGAGCAGATCAAGGCGCAGGCGCGTATGCAGGGCGATCAAATGAAGATGCAGGGTAAGATGCAAGCCGATAACATTAAGATGCAAGCCAATATGCAAGTTAAAGCGGCTGAAATGCAATCAGCACAAGGTAAGGAATTGGCTGATTTGCAGCTTAAATATCGTGAGCTACAAGCTGGTGATGATCTGAATCGTGACAAGATGAACCAGGAGTTATTGATTGAAGCCGCTAAAATCTTAGGACAATACGGCACAGCAGTCGATGTTGAGCGTGTACGGGCCATGCAAGCGGCTCCACGAATGGGTAATGTTCAATGATTTTAAGAAATCAGGCTGAATATTTATTGGCTAACGAGACTTTTTTGGAAGTTTTTGTTAGTCTACGAACAAATCAGTGTAATGTTTTCTTACATTCAAAATCTGATGAAGTGGAAAAAAGAGAAGAGGCCCACGCATTATTGAGGGCTTTAAATGAAATTGAGAATGTCTTGCAACGTGCAATTACTGACCAAGATTTTCGAGATAAACGCATTAAATAGGAAGCACCGCTATGAACGCGACTACCGAGTTAAGTATGGAAAATGCAGTTAATGCGTTAATGGCTCAAGAGCCAGAAGTAGCCGAGGCAGAAGTTATTGAATCCGAAGTGGAGGACGTAGAAGATGCCGAGGTTGAAGAAACCGAAGTTGACGATTCAGACGATTCAGAATATGCAGAAGATGCAGATGAAGATGAAGATGAAGATGAATACGAAGGTGACGAAGATGAAGGTGAGATAGATTCCGAAGAGCTAGACGATCAAGTTGAGACAAAACTTTACCCTGTAAAAATAGACGGGGAAATAGTTAATGTAACTCTAAGTGATCTAACCAAAGGCTATGGCGGTGACCAATTTAACCAAAAAAACATGAGACATAATGCCGAGCAGCGCAAACTTATGGAAGAGGCTTTTAATAACCTTAACCAGCAAAGAGCGCAACTTGACCAGCATGCTCAAAACCTTAATCAGAACGGATTGGTGGCAAAACCCGTTGCTCCTACTCGAGCTTTGTTTACTGACGACCCACTCGGTTATATGGACGCGAACCTTAAGTACTCAGAGGACATGGAGTTGTACCAAGACGAGCAAAACCAGTTACAGCACAATCGT